CCAATTGGTTCTCTGATACATTCACAACAGTTCAAGGAAAAGAAGCTTATGAGCAGTTACAAGGTGCTTGGATAATTGAAATGGCTGAGCTTTCAGCTCTTAAAAAATCAGAGGTTGAAAACATTAAACAGTTTATAAGCAAATGTGATGATGCTTTTAGACCAGCTTATGGCAGAACGGTTGAAATATATAAGAGACAGTGCGTGTTCTTTGGAACTACAAACGATACTGATTTCTTAAAAGACTCAACTGGAAATAGACGTTTCAATCCTATAGATATTCATCCTGAGTTTGCTACTAAATCTGTCAAAAATGATTTAAACGAAGAAGAAGTAAAACAAATTTGGGCCGAAGCTTATGAGCTTTGGAAACAAGGTGAACAACTCTATTTTGATGACAATGAAGGCTCTCTTGCACGTGCAGAACAGCATAAGCACACTGCGACAGATGAACGTAGAGGTGTTATTGAATCATTTCTTGAGCGAATGCTTCCAGATGATTGGGACAAAAAAGACCTCTATGACAGACGTACATGGCTTGACGACCCACTTTCTAATAATGGAACTTGGAAACGTGATTTTATTTGTATGGCTGAAATATGGTGTGAATGCTTGCAAAAAGATAAAACAGATATGTCGCGTTATAATACTCGTGAAATAAATGATATTATGCGTTCTCTTCCAGATTGGGAGTTTGTACCTTCAACTAAGAACTTTCCAATATATGGTAAACAGAAATATTATAGACGAAAAGATAGCTTAATGTAATTATGATTATAGATTTTAAGTACAAAGATAATAAAGGCAAATATCAGTCTATCACTAAAAATATGGACCCAGCATGTTTGCAAGTTGAAAAAGTCTTCATTGGACGCCAACATTATTGGATTGAAAAACGAGAACTTCATTTGAATGAACCAAAAATAGTAGTATGGCTAAAATCTTAATAACTTCGTATAAAGTTGATAATTGTAGTTGGCATAAAACAAATATTGAACTTAATAAATCAAATCTTGAAGCTGTAAGAAAAGGTATATTGAGCTCATATCCTGGAGCTAAGCAATGTTTATTTATCTATGAAGAAAAAGGATAATGAGAAATTGGTTGAGCGTAAGCTTGTAGAGATGTGTAAAGAGTTTGGTGCTTTATGTATTAAGCTGTTAACATATCAATTTACAGGCTTACCTGACCGTATGTGCTTATTTCCTCATGGTGTAATAGTGTTTGTTGAATTAAAATCAACTGGAGAAAAGCCACGTAAGATTCAATTAGCAATACATAAGAAACTAAGAGAACTTGGCTTCAGAGTAGAAGTAATTGATACAATAGAAGATGTTGAAAATTTAGTTTTTGAATTAACATGCGAATAATGGACGAAAAGAATTTGCATTCATACCAACGTGCATGCGTTGAACATATAATACGAACTCCGTTTTGCGGAGTTTTCTTGGAGATGGGATTAGGAAAAACTGTCTCTACACTTACTGCTATAAATTATTTGATGTATGATTACTTAGAAGTTAGCAAAGTCCTTGTGATTGCACCAAAGAGAGTAGCTGAAACAGTATGGCAAGAAGAAGCTGAACAATGGGACCACTTAAAACATCTTACATTTTCAAAGATTATAGGAACCCAATTTCAACGAGTAAAAGCATTAAATGAAAAAGCTGATATTTATGTCATTTCTCGTGATAATATTGCATGGCTTTGTGCATATTATGGTGGAATGAAACTACCTTTTGATATGATTGTTGTTGATGAGCTCAGCAGTTTCAAATCATATAAATCTCAGCGCTTCAAAGCTCTTAAAGTATGTCAACCAACATTTAAACGCTTTGTTGGCCTCACAGGAACTCCTGCACCGAATGGACTTATAGATTTGTGGCCACAGATATACCTGATGGACAGAGGAGCTCGTCTTGGTAAAACTATATCGAGCTATCGTTCAATGTATTTTAGACCTGGAAAGACAAATGGCAATGTTGTATATTCTTATGATTTGCTTGCAAATTCTGAGAATCTTATACATGAGAAGATTAAAGATATTTGTATAAGTATGAAAGCTGAAGACTACATACAAATGCCAATGCGAACAGATAACTTTATTAAACTTAGACTACCGCAAGAGCTTAAACAAAAATATAATGAGTTTGAACGAGAAAAAGTTCTTGAGTTGATTGATACTGCAAATGATGAATCTACAGAAATAAACGTTGTGAATGCAGCAGCTCTATCAAATAAGCTTTTGCAATTTGCTAACGGAGCTATGTATGATGAGAACTCTGAAGTTCACGAGATACATTCAATTAAAATTGATGCACTCAAAGAAATTATAGAAGATGCAAATGGCAAATCAGTTTTAGTTGCATGGACATATAGATTTGATAGAGATAGACTAATGGAGGCTCTTGCTAAGTATAAACCACGAGAACTTAAAAAGCCAGAAGACATTTATGACTGGAATCATGGCAAAGTTCAAGTGATGCTCGCACACCCAGCTTCAGCTGGCCATGGTCTTAATCTTCAAGCTGGTGGTTCAATAGTTGTATGGTTTGGTCTCACGTGGTCATTAGAGTTGTATCAGCAGTTTAATGCTCGACTCTATAGGCAAGGACAAGATAAACATGTTATTATTAATCATCTTGTAATGGTTGATACTCATGATGCTGATGTCATTAGTGCTATTAAGCAAAAGGCTATTAAGCAAAATGGGTTAATGGAAAGTATTAAAGCTAAAATTGAAAAATATAAAAAGAGAAATGGATAGTGCATTGGATATTCAAGTTGGAGGTAATCATTATAAAGACCTTCAGATGCAGCCTATTGTTTTAATAACGAAGGCTAATTGTGACTTCATTCAAGGATGTATTATTAAATACATTTCCAGGTACAAAAATAAAAATGGCAAGCAAGATATTGAGAAGTGTATTCATTATGCACAACTTGCAATAGAGTTGTTGCCAGATGAAAAGAACTATTTAAATATTGGTTTAGGCTACAGCTATATAAAAGCTAATAGCTTGAATCATTATCAATCAGATATTATTATCGCTACATTACAACGTGATTTCCTATTAGTTATACGTAGTTGCAAAGCCTTGATTAAATCAGAGTATTAACTATTTTTAACAGATAATTTCATATATTTAACTAAAAAAATTTTTATTTGTCGAAATAAATCAGTACTTTTGCAGATGTAATAATTATAGTTTTTCATATTCAAATTAACAGTTATGGTAACAACAAAAGACATTCAGATTTTGGACATGTTTATGCAAGCGCATAGCATTCCTTATGTGTTAACAGGTACAGCTGCACTTATGGTGCATGGTATTTTACCAGAAGGCTACGTAGCCGATGATATTGATGTCATTGTGCTGGTTAACAAAAGTGAAGATTCCAACATGTTCTACCGAGTAGAAAAAACATTGACTGAGTTACAATCGCTTTCTGGCAATGAAAAATGTGAAAGCTATGATGTGATTACATTCAATGCAAATGGCACAAAGGTTAATGCTTTTATGAATGGCAGAGAGTATTGCAAACAAGAAGATGGTAATACTTATAATTATGTCGGAGGTTTTGGTGAAGAAGGCCTCTATCGCACAATGATTATTTGTGGAAGACGCATTAAAGTATCTTGCGTTAATTGCATACTTACTGCTAAGTTCCGTCTTAGAAGAATGAAGGACTACGTGTTTGCCAAAGACCTTGCATCAACAATTCTAAATATTGGATTTTAATTATGAATAAGAACTTTTTATTGATTTCACTTGGTCACAATAGTTCAGCGATATTTGTTGACAACAGTGACCCTCAGCAACAAGAGATTATTGGTTATGAACAAGAACGCTTATCAGGTATTAAAGCTGATAGCCAGTTTCCTCGTGATGCTATAAACGAGATTACTAAGCATGTACCATCAGATAAGCTTAGAGGTTGTTGTGTACTTATTTCACACTGGTTCAATTTTGGTCCTCACTTAATGGCTAACAAATACATTACTCGGAATGATATTGATTGGCTTCATTACATTTGTGGTGATGACATTCATATGTGCGAAAGAGGATTCACGCATCATGATGCTCATGCTTATAGTGCATACGAGTTCTTCAAATATCACAAATGTGGTTATGATGTGAAAGGTCCAGTTATGTGCTTAGTAGTTGATGGCTTTGGCAATAATGAAGAGATTCTTTCGCTGTATACAACAGACGAAATGAAAGGCATAAGCTTGGTTCGTAGAGTATATGGTTATGATGCTTCTCTTGGTCTTATGTATCAGTATGCTACAGCTTTCGTTGGTATGAAAGAAAACCAAGATGAATATAAATTCCTTGGTTATGAAGCCCATATCGATGAGATTGCTACTGAAGAGCAGATTGACATGCTTGACCATTACATTGATATTCAGAAAGAGCGACTTATCAAATGGTTTGATACACATTCAGAAGAACCTGAATATTATCCTTCAAATGAAGTAATTGACTTCAAACTGCTTAACAAAGTACGTGAAGACTGGTATGGAATATTTACAGAAGTACTGAAGTCAATTGGGTTCCATTCTGATACACATAGCTTTGCTGCAAGAAGCATAATCGCATATTTTATTCAACAACTGTGTGAAAGAACTCTCGTTGCTTGGTTGAAAGATAACTACAATCCAGAGAATCTTATTGTAGCTGGCGGAGTTTTCTACAATGTGAAACTTAATCAAACACTCTGTGAAAAATGCACACAAAAGCTATTTTCAGTTATGCCGTTAGCTGGTGACCAAGGTGCAGCAATTGGTATGTATGCAAAGCACTGTGACAGACAGTTTGAGTTTAATGACCTTTGTTGGGGTAAGCGTAGCTTCTATAATGCAGAGAAACTTGTAAAACAAAAGCAAGATAAAAATCCTCGTATCGGATATGTTAAAGTTAAATCACCTGTTGAGCTTGAAGAGATTCAGAAAAATATTGCGCGATGCATTGCTGATAATAATATTGTCAATCTTGTTATGGGCAATATGGAATTTGGTCCTCGAGCATTGTGCCACACCTCCACTTTATTTCTCCCCACAAGCGAGAACGTTCATTGCAATAATGTAATGAATGGTAGAAATGAAGTTATGCCATGTGCTCCTGTTTGCAAGAGAGATAATGCATATGAGTTGTTTGAAAATGCAAATGACTATGGTGTTGATTCAGTAGTCGGCTCAGATAAATATATGATTTGTACACACACTTATGCTAAGCCTTATAGTAATCATTATGGAGGCGTTATGCATAAGAAACCTCTTGAAGATAGCTTCACAGGTAGACCTCAAATTGTGGACGTAGATGAGTTCATTTATGGAGTTCTCGATTGGGTTGAACAAATTACTGATTACAAGGCCCTTGTTAATACAAGCTTCAATGTTCATGGACGTCCAATTGCGTTTGATACTATCAGCATTCTGCAGAACTACGAATACCAGTGTGAGCATGCTGTTGATGGAAAAGAACCATATTTGTTTATCATTGTAACTGAGTAGAATTATGGCAAAGTTAATATTATTCTCTGGAGGTTGTAACTCTGGTAAGACCACTACACTCAAGGCTGTAGCTTCTAAGCTACGAAGCCTTGGGTACAAAGTGAATATATTGGATGAGCTCATTCGTAAAGAGACTGATAAGCCTATTGATGAGCTCCGTAAAAATGCTAAAGCATATCTGCAGTTACAAGATAAAATCATTAGAGCTAAGATTGAACAGGAGAAAGCTGCAATAGAAGATAATAGAACTGATGACATTTACCTTGCAGATAGAGCTGTTACTGATTCATTGTTCTATCTTGAAAACTATGTTGACAAGAGCCAACTTGATGAAGAAGGTTTAAAGCTCTTTTGCAGATTGCACAATTCTGTTCATGAGTACTTGAAGCGCTATTTCTGGCGATATTCTCTTGTTGTTGAGTTCCAACCAGTAGCAGTACGAGAACTTGATTTGTTCCGTCCAGTTCATATCGATATGATGAAGAACTATGAAGGTATCTGCATTGCACGCTTGAATTACTGTTATTCAAATGGGTACAAAAAGCAGAACTTTATGGTTGCTGACCTCAACTACATGAAACTTGAAGAAGCTGTTGATAAAATCATAGAAAAAGCTGAATTATGAGTGAAGTAGAAAATAGCATAAGTGCTCCACGTAGATTGTTCACAAACAGGCATTGGTTAGCTGTCTATTGGCGATGCTTGTCTCAAGATAACTTTCCATTTGATGATGCTAAGTATCACGAGTCAATCGGCATAGATTATGCACTCAATCCACTGTATGACCATGTTGCAAGCCAGAATATGAGCATATTTGACCCAAAGAAAGCAGCTGCTATGTATTTCTGGTATAAAATGGCAGATAGAGAAGATACATCAATCACAAAGTATTTTCCTGAATATAAGCATTGCATTGACAAAAACCATAAGAAGTTCAATTCGAATTATGGTTACTACGCAAAAGAAGGACTTAGACGTTGTATAAATGAGCTGTTGTCAAAAAAGTCATCTCGTCAAGCTTGTTTTATGATTAACAACAATACAGCAATGGAACCAAGTTCTATTGATAAACTGTGTACCAATGCAATTATGTTCTTCATCAGAGGCAACTGCTTGCACATGATTGTTCAGATGCGTTCAAGTAATCTTCTGACGTTGCTTCCTTATGATATGTTCATATTCTCTACTTGGTATGCTAAAGTGTATAATGCACTTATTAGTGAATATCCGATGTTGAGACTTGCACAAATTAAAGTTCAAGTAGCCAGTCTTCACTATTATCAAACTGATTTTGTGGCCAAAGCTAATGAAACAGAAAGCCACAATCTTAAATACATATTCAGTTATGATGATATGTGTGACCATAACTTCGAAAACATTCTCGAAAGTAAACTTCTTAAGTTCTTAAATGTATGATAACAAAAGAAAAATTTGATGCATTCATGCGAATAAGAGATTTAGGAGTTATCAACATGAATGATTACACAAGAGGTGCAGTACTTGCTGGCATATCAGAAGATGACTATTGTGAGATTATAGTTAATTTTAAGGAATATTACAAACAATTTAAAAGTTCAGAATCATGAAAATTTCAAAGGTAAGAAATGTAAAAACCCCGTTGAGAGGAACTCCTGTATCTGCAGGACTTGATTTCTTTGTGCCTAATGACTTCAAAGAAGTTAAATTGGCTCCACAGTGTGACCTGCTTATTCCATCAGGAATTAAAGCTAAATTGCCAGAAGGT